AAGGACACTGTATGTGACCGCTACCATCGGACGCTCATACGCATCGTTTGAATACACGATAAATGTGTTTCTAGGGTCAAGCACAAGAAGGTCAAACGGTGATGTAGCAGTCATGTTGTCCTTCGGTAAAACCATGAGGTAGCCAACGCCCGCTATGTGGAAATTACGGAAAAGTTCAATGTCTTTCGCCTGTTTGTTTTCCTCGGCAAGCATTTCATTGACCTTGACAATCCTTTTATCCGAGTGCTTGAGTTCTGCGTTTACAGAACGAGCAACAAGGTTTATCGGGTTTCCTGCTTGATAGCCAACTGTGAAATCAACAATTTCGCTTGCGTGATTCTCAATAACCACGTTGCATATTTCGGGGCGTATCTGTTTTTTGCGGTCAATTATGGGTTGTAACCCACGCTCATACTTGAACAGGTATTCCATTTGGTTTCTGTTTGCCGCATGAGTGCCGTTCATAGCGTTGTTGACAATAGCCGCTATGTTCTTCGGTGTGACCTCGGTTTCGTCCGTATGAATCTTCTTCCGACCCATCAAAGTCCCAACGAGAGGGACTTTTTTATTTTTTTTGTTTTCTTCGCTTGAAACTGTTGCCATAGTTCTCCGCACATGAAAAAAGGCATCGACCACAATGGTCAACACCCTTCTTTTTTTGCTTTCCCTAGTTCATCGAGTTTACCATAACACAACATATTGTGGTAATCAATGTACCAATGTGTACCATTTTGTACCAAAGTGTACCAAAATGTACCAACTTTCTAAAAACTCTTGACTTTTTTGTAAACCTTTCCGTATTTTTTCTCAAATTCTGACAACGCATTGCCTCGAATCCGATACAAAGTCGTCCGTGAAACATTCAGACCGCTCGTTATCTCGTTCATAGTTTGATTCATGGCGTACCTGCGGTAGATGTATGCAGGGGCAAATTCACCTGTAAGGCTGTCCACCTGCGCTTTTATCGTCCGATATTCGGCAACATACCCGTCAATCTCCGCATTTGTATCGACTACTTTAGTCAAAATATCCCCTAGCGTGTCCTTTACCGAGGTCTGAACCCTGTCGCCATCTGTAGGAGCAACCATATTAGTCGCCCTGCCACGCTCAAGAACTAGCATTTCGCTTTTGCTCTGTATTGTATTTAATAGCCAATACATTCTCTTGAGGTATTTTTCAGTTGTCATACACTCCCCCTTTAGAAAAATCTACTCGTTACTGTTGCTACTGCCCCTAGTTTTCGCGTAATGTATAAAGCGTAGTTCGCCAAAGCATCGGGTACGTCATCATGTGTGTTCTTGCCTGTTACGCTGTATGAGAAAAGCCAACGCATCATTACCCCGTAGTCGGATTTTGGCGTATATAGGCTCTTGTCGCGGAATATCATGTTCTTTTTGACCCAATCGGCGTTAACAATAATACGGGTTTCCTTGTTCGTTTCTGTCGGTTTTGAAGTGATATTGCAAATACCGCCCCGCTCTTTTATCCTGTTTTCAACCTCAAAAGCAACCCTGTCGCCACCGTTATTCGATTCAAACTCGACTTGTTGCATCTTGTGTTCGCAAATCTTGCCCGCGAGATTCTCATACTGTACGCCGTAGTCGGATGAATCGTTACAAACAGCATCAACACAATAATGGTCTGCGCCGTAAACGTAGCAAATAGGCATTACAAGAAAGTCTGTACCCTTGTTTTTTGTATCGCAAACGCCCAAAATTGCATCGGGTTCGCGGTTCGGTAGTTCAAGATACGTCCTTACTTCGTCCTCATGGTATAAAATACCCTCTCGCTCAATAGGCTCGTTCTTGTAAAGGCAACGGTATGATATATCGTCCATCAGCAGGGCTTGATTGTTGAAGAACTTAACTGTAAAACCGCCAACATCATACTTAAAGTTGCTCTCTCCTGTTTCGGGGTCAATATCGGGAATAGCTATAAAACGCGCCCTATCATCGCCCTCATAAACGGTTTTTAAGCGTCCAATCACATCATGCACTGACCAACGGGTAGCTATATGCAGTTCCTTACACCCCTCCATCTTCCTCTGACGGGCATCAACGGCGTATATATCCCAAAGTTTATCAAGTTGGTTTTTGTTCAAGGCAACTTCGATACCGCCAATAAGGTCATCACACATCAAAAGGTGGTTACAACGGACTTTACCCGCGTTACTAGAGCCTATTGACGTACATTGCACATTCGGAAACGGCTTATACTGACCAAAGTTGATTTGCTCGGACTTCGCATTTGTGCTTGTCTGTTTCACATCGGGGAATAATTCTTGCCAAGTATATTCTTTAGACGAGGTTATATCGTTTATGCCATCGTAATACATACGGGTTATTTCGCCACTATGCGAGAAAAACAGGTTGGAATCTTCGGGGTAGAGTCCGATTATCCAAGTCTGAAAGAATTTCTCAAGGGTGGTCTTTCCCGTTGAGGGCGGCATCGAGATAGACAGAATATCAAGTTTATCATCACGAAGGTCTTGCAGAGCGTCAATGATACCCGTCTTAATCAAGCACTTACGTCTTGGCTCATAAAACCTACGTTTATATCCCCTGTTCTTTTCAAGATATAATAAATAACTATCAAACAAGTATGGTGCTTCTAGGTATAGAATCTCATAATATGATTTAACAGGTACACTCTCTACATCTTTATTCATTCTCTCAAGATGTAATATATCATCATACCCTTTAACCTTCTGCGCCCACCTGTCACACATATTCTTTACTCGCCTAGACAGTTTTAAGCCATAGTCAAGGTCTTTCTCGGTATTGATAGCAACACTACAAGCCTTTGTATAAGCGTCAATCATGTTATCTTTGAACGCCGCTTCATACATCGCCTTTTCGCCATTCTTCTTCTTGGTCTTTATCAAGTAGGCATCGTATTCATTTACTGCTTCTATCAGTTCTTTACTTGCCATTTTTCCTTTTCTTGTATCTCATAGGGCAATCCCTATCAACTATCGGCTTTCTCTCCCCTGCGTTTTTGCACTTCTTTCGCCAAATGCAGTATCGGCAATCGTTCATCATATCCTCTAGATAATCTAAAAAGCAATATTCGTATTCGTCTGATTCCATCTAATAACCCCCTTTTTGTTTTTGGAGAAATTTTTTAACAGGTACTATTCCGTAAGTTATCTATCCTGTTTGGGTTTATTAATATATATAGTCAATGGGTTATATATATAACTGCCAACCACGAAACCCCCTTTTGTATCTTGGCGGTATTTGAGCGACTAACCGCCACCCACACAACACCTCATAGACGGGTAGTGGGTATCCCTGCCAACCTTCCGACCCCTTGACCCTGTGAACGGATACAGAACGAACAAAGACCCCCTGCTATAGTTAACATAAAAGATATTATGTATCTGTTCGCAAAATACTAAATTTAACGAATAGATGAAAATCACTGCAAACCCTAGTAAAATCAACGTTTATAAAGGTTTTAACCTATACCATATAAACACAAATAGCAATTATTAATACTAATTATTGCGGTTTAAGGTCTATTAATTTGGGGAGTTCGTCAGCAGATAACAAAGGCTTGTGATTGACAGTTATAGTAATATCATTGTTGTTGTCCCTGTAGCCGTGTTTGGCTTTAAGTAAAAATATCTCTTTGATGGTTTCCCCGTTCCCGTCAACAAGTGCCTGTTCGCATACTGCTTGCCATTTTCGAACCGTGTCACTACGCTTACGGGTTAATACTTCTCCGCCTTGCTTGCGCTCTGTATTATTATCATTATCACCATTTAACCATCTATATAGAGTTTCCCTAGATATACCTGTTAGTAGACTATATTCAAGTAAGGAGGGTCTATTATTCCATTTGTATTTATTTACTAAATCTATATATATATTAAAAATATAGTTTAATTGGTCTAAATCAGAATATATTAAGTTAGGGTTATATTCTTTATTACCTAATAAATCACCTAGATAATTGTTGTAGATATACTGAACTAACCTTGGGAAAAATGCTTTATTATTTTTAAGTTCTTCATCTGTTAACCCTATGAATTGAGCATCCTGTTTTAAGTCATCAACTAAAGCCAATATATTATTTTGATATATAACATCGGGGGCGATTGTTTCCCGCTCCTGTTCTGTGATTCCTGTGTTGTTATCCTGCATCCGTTCCCCCTGTTCGAGTGTTCCATAATGTTCCAAAGTGTTCCATTTTGTTCCATAATGTTCCAAAGTGTTCCACCCTGTCAAGTAAAAATACTTTACACCCCAAAAAAGACATAAAAAAAGAGCCTGCTGTTATTGCAGACCCTTCAAAACCTTATCAAGAATAAATTGGTTGACGCTTTGTCCGACTTCCTGCGCGGCTTGTTGTATCTTGTCGCGGTTTTCTTTGGATGTTGTCAGCACTATTCGCGCCCGTTCTGCGTAATATTTCATTGTGGCGCGTTTGTGTGCTTCATCATATTTTCTTTTTTGCTTTTCTGCCATGTTTACCCCCTTTTAACTGTATATAGTATTATATACATATTGCACAATAAAACGTTGTAACCTTTGGTCAATCCGTCAATAGTATTATTGTATATAGTATTATATACTAATATTCGTAAGGAGGTTCAGAGATGCTAGACACAATCTTTACTGTACTTGCTTTCGGGTTGTTAACTTGGGGCATCCTAGTTTTCATCACTCGATAGCGAGTCGGGGGGCGGGTCGCATCCGCCTCCTTACAAAAAAGATAAACCACGCAGGAACAAAAGTCAAGCACAAAGAAAAGGAGAAAAGAAACCATGACAAATACAATAGCAAGAAAAGAAATCAACAAAGAATTAAACGGCATAGAAATATATTTTTATGTGTACCCCCTCAAAGGTACGCGCGAAACGCTCAAAAAATCGGGTTTTAGATGGAATCATAAAAAAGGGTGTTGGTATGCAAAGCAGGGAATGACAACCGAAAGCGTGGCGGATGCTTGCGCAGATACAAGCATAATAGAATATAAACAGATAGCAACGGCAGAAGGCGAAGAACTCCACGAAGTAAAGACAAGCGACGCAAAGCAGAACGCAAGGAAAGAAAACAAAAAAACAAGCCCCAAAAAAGCGGTTAACAAATACGGGATAAAAAAAGGTGATTTTTTCTCTATGTCTTGGGGTTATGAGCAAACCAACGTCACATATTTTCAAGTCGTGGAACTTGTCGGTTCATGTTCTGCAAGGGTCAAAGAAGTATACCCCGAAATTATAGAACGCACTGCAACTTGTTCTATGGCTGAAGATAGGGTTTACAACCTTGACCGCTCAAAACTTGCCCCTTGTGCCACTTCATCGGTATTTATTAACGATTGCGAACATGGCGACCTTAAGAAAATTATCCCGACAAAATGGAGCAATGAAGAACAATATCACATATCATTCGACCATGGATATTATACCGCCCATTTATGCAAGGGCGAAACCGAGAAGCAGTATTGTTCATGGTACTACTAAAAAGGGGGTAATTTATGACAATGTGGAGCGATAGAGAAAGAAAATATTTTTTTGCGAAAGGTTGCGAGATAGACAAAAACGATGTTGTAAAAGTTCCCCGCCGTATATGGTCAAAAGAAATATATCGAGGTATTGACGCCAATACAGGAGTCAGAAATTGGATGATTGCGGCAGATTGCGGAACGTGTTTAATATTTGAGCATAAACATTTTGAAATAGTTTGAAAGGAGTCAATGATATGTATATACAATTCATTTATAAAGACGGTTCTAACCCTTATATTACAACAAACACAAAAAATCTTTTCAACATGATTTGTAAATATGAGTTGAATCAAGTCGGGGCGTATGATTTCAAGGTGGTTTGGAAACGCCCAAGATATAAAAAAACCTATAAAGCAATACAGGATATTTTTAGAGATTTTGTTATCAGTTGGCAATTAGATTTTGATTATTGGCGTAAAAAAGGGTTTTATTCATGGGGTGATTGTGCTTTTTGGGGTTCATTCTTTGAGGAATACGGCAAAAAATACGGACTTTTGCGGGAGTTCCGCGAAAATGGTATAATTTAGGAAGGCGGTGTAAACTATGACATTATTACATAATATGCCCGAAATAATCAAAGATTTTAGCGGCGTAACGGTTGCAACTTCTGAAAATTGGGATTATAAAGTCACAATATACAAAGACGGGAGCGCGAGTCTTGATTATATTGCAAAGGATAAAGAACACTTGAGCGGCATTTGGTGCGGTATTTCAAGCCTTAAAAGACACTTAAAGCACATCGCATATTTACAAAATAAAAGTGATATAATACCTAATGATTGGACTATATTACAACCCGTGTTTTTTGAAGCGTTGGACATACTTTGAGAGGATAAAAAACCATGATAGACAGTGCAAACATTGAAAACGTTTTAGATTTCTATAAATGCCCGTGTAAAGTTGCGGGAGTTCGTGAGGGCGGCGGTTTTATAGATTACTTTCTGCAACCCATGAACGGCACAACAATAAACAAATTACAGGCGCGCGTTAATGATTTTAGCGGTGCAATCGGTCAAGCCGTTTCAATTGCTTTTGAGCAAATGACAATAATATTTCGAGTATCGGAGAATGAAAGACCCGTCTATAATTTTTTTAACTACAATGCGAAAAACCTTGATAAAATAGCGGGCAACATTGGAATCGGCTTAAATCCTTGGAAAAACTACGTGCAATATAATCTTTTTGAAATGCCACATTTGTTAGTTGCGGGCGCGACGGGGAGCGGAAAAAGCGTATTTTTGCATAATGCTATCATTTCTCTTTTGGCTAACGGCGGGGTATGTTTGCGGCTGATAGACTTAAAACGGGTAGAATTGTCTATGTATAACGGACTAAAGGAAATGTCGAGCGATTGTATAACAGACGCACAAACAGCGGCGGCGGTTCTCGAATGGGAAGTTAACGAAATGAACACACGCTATGAACTCATGGAACGTTATCAAGTGCGAAACTATAAACAATTACCACCCGAAAAAGCGTTGACGGCTCGTGTCATTGTGATTGATGAGTTATGCGATTTAATGCTAAACAGGGAAACCCGAAAAAGTGTAGAAAATAGCATAGTGAGAATCGCCCAACTAGGACGTGCGGCAGGTTGTCATTTGATAGTTGCCACACAAAGACCTAGCACAAACGTTATAACAGGACTAATAAAAGCAAATATCCCTTGCAAACTTGCCTTTATGACCTCAAATCCGACAGATTCGCGGGTTATTGGTGTTAAAGGTGCGGAGAACTTGAGCGGACGCGGCGACGGGTTGTTGTATATCGCAGGGCGTAAAGAATTGGAGCGGGTGCAGTCATTTTACA